CCCGACTGGCTTCAACGCGACGACCACCGTGATCTCGCTGGCCCACGATCCGGCGGACACGAACTGGCTGGCGATGATCGACATCTCGCGCGCGCTCACCCCGGTCGGCTTCAAGATGGCCCTGGGCGGCGGCGGCACGACCTACGCCTACGGCTACATGGCGGCCAACGAGAGCCCGAAGATGAACGTCAACCAGGTCAACACCGTGGACGTGTCGTTCGCGTTCCTCGGCCGCCAGATCTCTTACGCGACCTGATTCGGGCTTGTAGGCCCGTTCCCTGCGCCGGCCCGGGCTGCTGTCTCCTCTTCGCGGGGGAGCGGCGGCTCGGGTGCGGGCGTTTTTCTCATCCCCGCGAAGGAACAATCTCATGCCCTCCATCAAGCTCGGCAACCGCCCGAAATCGTTCGACCACGTCGTCAAGTTCAAGGACTTGGACGGCTCGGAACTGGCCGTCCCCGTCAGCTACAAGTACCGCACCCGCAAGGAGTACGGTGCCTGGAGCGACGCGTTTGCCAAGTACCCGGACACGAAGGACGCCGTCGGAGAGGACGGGCAATTCAAGGCCGAGACGTACATCGAACAGGTCTCGGAGTGGAACGCCACCAAGCTGATGGAGTGCCTTGACGGCTGGAAGTTGGACGAGGAGTTCAACGCCGCCAACGTCAAGCAGCTGTGCGACGAGATGCCGGCGTGTGCCGAGGCCATCATCGACGGCTACAAGAACGCCATCCTCTCGGGCCACCTGGGAAACTGACGCAGGCCGCGGCGGCGCTTTACGAGCGCCAGCGGCAGGTGGGCGAGCGCGACGCCATCGGCGCGGCCATCGCGCAGGCGATGAAAAACAGGGTGGTGGAAGTCTGGCCGGAGAACTGGCAGACCTTCCGCCTCTTCTACGACCTGCAGACCCAGTGGCGCATCGGCTTCGGCGGCGCCACTGGCCTGGACTACGGCGTCCTGTACCGAGACCTTGACGACCTGGGCATCACCGGCGAGGAGCGCCTTCGCGTGAAGGCGGACCTCCGGGCGATGGAGCAGGCCGCGCTTGACGCGATGAACCCCGATTAAGGACGACCGCGCATGGACCAACGCAAAATCCAGCTTGTCGCCGAGGTCGATGCGTCCGGCGTGACGCCAGGCTTCGAGAAGGTCAAGCAGGGCGCGCGCGACATGGCGCAGTCCGTCGTCCAGTCCGGGCAGGCGGCGGGCAAGGGACTGGACCCCATCGGCGAGGGCGCCAAGCGCAATGCAGACGGCCTCACGCGCGAAGAAAGCCGCATGCGCGCGTCGATCCAGCGCGCCACCCTCGACCTGCAACTGATTGGCAAGACAGCTTCGCAAAAGTTCGAGGCCAAACTCGAGTTCAAGGGGCTGGACCCGGCGAAGTTTCAGGCTGACATCGCAGCGCTGAAGCAGGCCGAGGCGCAGGTGCAGGCAATCGGCGCGGCAGGCAAAGGCAAGCCGAGCGCCGATGCGCAGGACGACATCAATCGCACGCTCGCCGCGATGGCTGGGGCGTCGTCATCGATCGCGCGCGTCGATGCCGCGTTGCAGCAGCTGCGAGTGACCGCAGCCGGTTCGCTCGCCCCGGTCGAGGCTTCGGCCAAGACGATGTCGCCGGCAGTGCTGCTGCAACTGTCGAAGATCGACACCGCACTGCGCGGCGTGCAGACAGAGGCAGGACAGACAGCCGCCTCTCTGGCGAAAGTCAGTGGGGCAGTTCCGTCCGCACCGGCTGCGCCCACCGCAGCCCTGACTGCAGCCCCGCCGCCCGTCGTCATCGCGCCACCGCCGCTGCCGCCCGCCACCGTGCGGTCAGCGATCGAGTCGCAGGCGGCAAACAACGCCGCCGGAGCCGCCGATCTCGCCAAGCGGCTTGCGGCCGGGGCTGCCGCCCTCAACACCGAGCCGGTCAAGCAAGCTGGCAAGGACGTTGAGGATCTGGGCAAGAAGTCTGACCTCTCGACCCAGCAAGTACAGGGCTTGTTTCACGCGGTACGCGGCGTCGTGGACATGACCCTGGCCGGTCAGAGCCCGCTGCGCGCGTTCGCGATCGAAGGAGCGCGCCTGACAGGCACGTTCGGCGGAGCCGGCAACGCGATTCAGGCTGTGAGCAAACTGTTCACGCCCATGCGCCTTGCGATGGCCGGAACAGCAGCTGCGCTGGCTGGGCTCGGACTGGCGATGGCGAACGTGGAGTCGCAAGCGCGCAGCCTCAACACCGTGCAGGCGCAATTTGCGGGCACGGGCAAGGCGGGCCTGTTCTCGACCGACTCCCTCCGCAGCTACATCAAAGAGCTGTCGCAGGCGCCCGGCGTCACGCGCGAGGTCGCGACCTCCATCGTCTCCGAGCTATCGAAGGCGCACGACGTGAGCGGGGCGATGCTCAAGGACATCGGACGCATCTCGGTGGACTTTGCCAAGGCGACGGGGCAGGACGTGCCAGCCGCCACCAAGGCGCTCACCCAAGCGTTCTCGGACCCGGCGCGCGGCGCGAAGCAACTGGACGACGTGCTTGGCGGCCGGCTCCCCAGCAGCGTGCTGCTCGCTGTGGAGCGCATGCAGCGCCTGAATGACGTGGCCGGGGCGCAGCGCGTGCTGATGGATGCCTTGCAAGGGGCGGTGAAGGGCGCGGCCGACAACGCCATGACCCCGATGCAGAAGGCCACCAACGACCTCGGGAACGCGTGGAATCGGCTCACCGACAGCTTGGGCAACTCCAAGGCCCTGCAAAACGCCGTCGAACTCGTGGCGAAGCTTGTCGGGGGCCTCGCGTGGATCGTTGACCACGCTGGCCAGATCAAGCTCGACAACATCATCCCGAAAGACATCCAGCTCGGCGCGTCCGACAGCGATGTTGCGAGGCGGCTCGGCATCCCGGTCAGGGGCGGCCAGCAACAGGCGGCGGCGCAAGCGCCCAAGGAGGCCGCCGCCGGCTTCGCGCCTCCCACGGACGCCCAACTCGACGCGATCGGGCAAAGCGCGTCCGAAGGCATCGTCAAGCGCGGCGTGGATGTCGCCAAGTCGCATCTGAGCGAGGCGGGCCAGATCAGGAATTTGCGGGAAGAGCGCGAGGGCCTGAACAAAGCGCTCCGGGAGTCGATCCATCTCGCGCAAGAGGAGAGCAAAGCCGGCAAGCCGATCGGAGATCGCCTTCGCGAACAGCAACTCCTGCGCGCCGGCATCTCCGGAATCGACAAGCAGATCTCAGGTCTGGGCAAAGGTCAGGGTGTCCTTGACGCCCAGCTGCAGGCGAAGGTCAAGGCGGCGCAGGATGCACTGGCCGCCGAGCGCGAAAGCATCGCCTTCCAGGACAGGTATCTGCAAGGCGCTTATCAGGCGGGGCAACTTTCGCTCGTGGACTTCTACGACCAGAAGCGCCAAGCCATCGAACGCGGCACGGCAGCCGAAATCGCAGGACTGGAGGAAGAGCGCAAGGCCGTCCAGGCGCACCTCGCGAAGAGCCGCGATCCGGACAAGAAGGAACAGGACCGCACGCGCCTGAAGGAGATCGACCTCAAGGAGAAGGACGTCGAGCTCAAGGGCGAACGCGACATCGTCCTGAACAACCAGGAGCAGGCGGCGTCGTTCAAGCAGTTGGACGAGCAGCTCCTGAACTATCGCGCGAACCTCAAGCAGTTGGCGGGCGACGAGGCGGGGGCGGCGCAACTGCGCAACCAGGTCGCCGCGCAGCAGGACAAGATCCTTGCCGCGCAAGCCGCCAAGAACGGCACCCCGATCAGCGCGGAAGAATTGGCCGCCGCCGCAAGGCTGCGCGAGCAGCAGGACGCGATCACGCTGGCGAAGACGCGCACCAGCCTCATCAACCAGCAGTTGCAGATCGAAGAGGACCGCATCGCCCTGGCCCAGAGCACTGGGTCCATCGGTGAGATCGAAGCCCTCACACGCGAGGGTTCGGCGCGTGCGCAGGTCGTGACGAAGCTCGAAGAGCAGCTTCGTCTCATGGAGAAGCTGTCCGAGGAGCGCCCGCAGGACTTGCAACTGAAGGTCGATGTCGAAGGCTTCCGCCTGCAGGTGGACAAGCTCAAGGCGGCGCTTGATCCGCTGAAGGACAAGTTCGATTCCATCTTCAAGGACGCCGGGAGCAATCTGTTCTCGGACCTGATGAACGGCACCAAGCCGAAGGACGCGCTCAGGAACTTCGCGAACAGCCTCACGAAGCAGTTCAACGACATCACGGCCAAGGAGCTTTCCAACCAGCTTTTCGGCAAGGGCGGCGCCTTCGGCGGGGCAGGCAGCTTCTTCGCTGACCTATTCGGCGGCAAGCAGCGGGCGGCCCAGACGGCGACGAACACGCCGCAGGAAGCGTTCCGCAAGTCCGAGATCGCCGCGCAGGACGCCGCAGAGAAGGCGGCGACCGCAACGGGCGCGCCTGGCGCATCCAGCGCCGCAGCGGCGACGAGCTCGCAGGCGACGGCTGCCGATGCGAGCGCCCAGGCCCTGAACGCGCTCGCGACGGCGGCCCAGAGCGCAGCCGCCGCCCTCAACGGCATCGGCCAGCAACCAGCAGGCGTCACGCCCGGCGCCGCCGTGCCCTCGACGGGCGACTTCGCCCGGCTGGACCGCACGGCGAGCGTCGATTCCACCGTCAGCACGGGAGACTTTGCCCGGCTGGATCGCGGACAGACACCCTCCGGCGAGCAGGGCGTCATGGACATGTTCCGCAGTGCCTCGGACAGCACTGATGCGCTCGGCGCCTCCAACGCGAAAGCGGCCACGGCGGCGCTGCAACTGGCGAGCGCGGCGACCAAGGGCGGCGGGGCGTTGAACAGCCTGCCGGGGATCATTCAGATGATCCTCACCGCCGCGAGCGCGGGTGCCCCCGGCGGCGGCGGTTTCGGCAGCCTGATCGGAGCGTTCCTGAGCGGCGGAACGGGAGGTTTTCAGGCCGCCTTCGCCCAGACCTCGCTCGGCTCGTCCGGCTTCGGCTCGGGCCTGGCCTACGGCAATGAGGACTTGGGCCAGTTCCTTGCCTCGGGCGGCTACGTCACCGGCCCCGGCACTGGCACCTCCGACTCAATCCCGGCGCGGCTGTCCCACGGCGAATTCGTGGTCAACGCCGCAGCCGCCGCCAAGCACCTGCCGCTCCTGCACGCCATCAACGACGAGCGCGTCTCGCCCGAGGAAACGGCTGCGATCCGCAATCGCGGCTTCTCGGCGGGCGGCTACACGGGCGACAAGCCCAAAGATGAACCGGCCGGCATCGTTCACGGCAAGGAGTACGTCTTCAACGCCGATGCCGTGCAGACGATCGGCCTGGGCACCCTGGAAGCGATGCACGACCGCGCCCAGAAGGGCGACCACTCGGGCGTCGTGGAGGCGGTCCACCGTGGCATGTCGAGTGAGCGCGATGTCTCCGAGAAGCAGCCCGGTTTTTCGGACGGCGGCTACACGGGTGACAAGGACGTGGCGGAAGTGGCCGGGGTGGTCCACGGCCGCGAGTACGTGTTTTCCGCGCCCGCGGTGCAAGCGATCGGCCGCGACGTGCTGGACACGCTGCACACCCGCGCGGCCGGCGGCGACAAGACGGCCCTCTCTGCCTTGCTGGACAAGACGGCCGAGCGCGAGGATGCCGGGGTGCGTGGCTACGCGCGCGGCGGGTTCGTGGAGAACATGCTGCACCGCGCCCATGCGGCTGGCGCGCGCATGGGCGAGAACCTCGCGCATTTGGCGGCAAGCCGGCTCTCTGGCGAGGGTCTGCCC